AAAACGCACAGCATTGACTTGCGTAAACGATTCGGAGTGTTTGATGAAGTGTCCAAGTTGCACAAGGAGGATGAAGTGTCTTGATACACGATGGCAAGAGGCGACCAAGACTACTGTAAGGCGGCACGCATGTGACTGCGGGGTACGGGGAAGGACTATCGAAAGTTGGGATAGTTCCCCTGCCCCTCAGGGTAATACCCTACGACAGCCAAAGAGCAAGAAGTTGCCAGTTGTTAAGGCGTCTGATTCCTTGCAGGCTGCCATGTATAACATGACAAAGAAACAGAAACATGTTGCTGATAAACACAAGCCTCCCAAGTCTGCGTTCGATTCAATGGATGAGGACTATTCCTATGGTGATAGGTACGATGACATAGGCATCGACATACCGAGGGGGGATGACTGGTAGGGTAACTACGAACTTGACAGCAATGCAAAGTAGCATAACAATACATAAAAACAAAGGCGAAGGAAATCACAATGACCATTGTTGTATGGGATGGCAGTACTCTCGCTGTAGATAGGGGAGTCTCCGATGGCTATACCATGTGGGAACAGGACAAGGCATGGCGACTAGGCGATGCCGTACTTACAGGTGTAGGAACAATGACGCTCGTGATTGCGATGCGTGACTGGTACATCAACGGGCATATCCCTGACCAATTCCCCCCTCAACAAACATTACCTGATAGATGGTGTGAGTTCATTGTCGCAACACCTGACGGTTTGTTTCGCTACGAACGGTCACACATCCCAATAGAACATGGCAGGAACAAGTGCGCCTTTGGCTATGGCAAGGACTTTGCCTATGGTGCGATGGCTATGGGCGCAACAGCAGAGCAAGCGGCGCATGTTGCTTGTAAGTTCTCCCCTCATTGTGGGATGGGGGTAGATGTCTTTAACTTTTGAAGGAGAACAAAATGAAACCACAAAACTCTCAGATTACCGACGCGGTAACGCAAGCCAACCACAAACAAATTGGTGGTGACCATTACATGAACATGGGCGTCCAACCATGGAAGGCAATGGAGTCGTGGATGACACCCGAAGAATTCCGTGGGTTCCTCAAGGGTAACGCAATCAAATATCTTGCCCGAAGCAATACTAAGGGTGGAGTAACTGATCTGCGTAAGGCATACCACTACCTTGAGAAACTCATTGAGGAGGTCGGCGATGAGTGAACTTGCTACGGTACTCTCTTTTGCTGGCGGCATATTCGTAGGAGCAGGGTTGATGCTGTTCCTATTGGTCATCGCTATAGCGACAATGTTCTTTTGGGGTGATGAATAATGGACATAGTTACCATTGACTTTGAAACCTTCTACTCGAAGGACTTCTCACTCTCCAAGATGACAACGGAATCCTATATCCGTAGTCCTGAGTTCGAAGTGATTGGCGTGGGGGTCAAGGTTAATAAAGACCCAACCGTATGGTACAGCGGCAGTAATGTGAAGGGATTTCTGACTGGCTTGGACTACTCCGACAAGGCTATCCTCTGCCACAACACAGCGTTCGATGGGGCAATCCTATCGTGGCATTACGGCATCAAGCCGAAATTGTGGCTAGACACCCTGAGCATGGCGCGACCCTTGCACCAACTTACTGTGGGCGGTTCGCTCAAAGCACTCGCTACTTACTACGGGCTTGGGCAGAAGGGCGAGGAAGTTCTGCAAGCTATCGGCAAGCGCAGGGCTGACTTCTCCGCTGACGAACTGGCGCGGTACGGTGAGTACTGTAAGAACGATGTGGAGTTGACCTATGAACTGTTCAAGAAACTAAGCAAGGGGTTCCCCATCTCGGAACTCATGGTCATCGACCAAACCCTGCGTATGTACACCGAACCAGTGATCGAGTTAGATGTGCCTGTGTTACAGCAACATCTTGCTGAGGTACAAACACGCAAGCGTTCGCTGCTTGCGGACATGGGAATCGGGGTAGGCGGGGAGCAAGCAGTCAAGGACATGCTCATGTCCAATCAGAAGTTTGCCACTTACTTAGAATCACTTGGTGTCGAACCACCGAAGAAGGTAAGTGCCAAGACAGGCAAGGAAGCCTACGCTTTCTCAAAGACCGACAAAGGATTCACCGACTTGCTAGAACATCCTGATGATAGGGTGCAAGCGGCGGTGTCTGCTAGGCTCGGCGTCAAATCCACTATTGAAGAAACACGCACCGAAGCACTCATCGGTGTGGCAGAGCGTGGTCGGCTACCCATCATGCTCAACTACTATGGCGCACACACAGGGCGATTCTCAGGCGGCGACAAGCTGAACTTGCAGAACTTACCTGCGCGTGGCAACAACTCTATACGTCGTGCGCTAAAGCCACCGGCAGGACACAAGGTAATTGCAAGCGACTCGTCGCAGATCGAAGCACGTATGGTTGCCTATGTCGCAGGGCAGGAGGACTTAGTACAAGCGTTTGCTGAAGGGCGCGATGTGTATTCAGAGTTTGCTACTGAAGTCTATGGGCGCAAGATAACGAAGGCTGACAAGGTAGAACGATTCGTAGGAAAGACCTGCATCCTTGGTCTTGGCTACGGTATGGGGGCAGAGAAGTTCCGCAGGACTCTTGAGATCGGGCAGGGCGGTATCTCCGTCAAGATTGAGTTGAGTGAAGCCGAGCGTATCGTCCGGTTGTACAGGCAGAAGAATCATCGAATAGTATCTTTGTGGTCGAAGTGCAATAACGCGCTTAACCAAATGGTGTGCGGTCAATCGGGACAGATTGTCGATTGGATTCCGTTCGACAACGAGGGCATCATTCTACCGAACGGTCTACGTATACGCTACCCTGCGCTACGGCAGGAGGGGAATCAGTACATCTACATCGCTGACCCGCGAGAGTACCGCAAGGCGGTAACGAAGCGAGTGATGACAGGCGAGGTTGAGGAAATCAACTGGACTAAAATCTACGGCGGTAAGGTGACAGAGAACCTAGTCCAAGCACTCGCACGAATAGTTGTTGCTGAACAGATGGCTGCGATTGGGCAGCACTACCATGTTGCCTTCCAAGTTCACGATGAAATAATCATCACGGCCCCGGAGACAGATACGTCTAACGCCGAACAACTTCTTGTCAGGATAATGTCCACCCCACCAGTCTGGGCGGCAGGGCTACCCGTGGCTTGCGAATCAGGAATTGCAGACAACTACGGCGAAACCTGATATATTGGAACCTCAATCTGAGCAAGGGCGGTGGAAGTCCCACCGCTGACAATCTATGAAACTGAGTCATTCATACAGTTCAATCAAACTGTACGAGAACTGCCCCTACCGTTACTTCCGTCAGCGTGTTCTGAAGGATGTGGTCGATGAGGGTGGCGAAGCGTCCAAGTATGGTGAACGTATCCACGAGTACCTTGAGCATCGCCTCAAGTCCAACAAGATGTTGCCACAGGATGTGGCGCATTACGAACCTCTCTGCGCATCGGTGGAAAAGATTGCGCAGGATGGGCAATTACTCATCGAACATGAGCTTGTACTGACCGACAACCTTACACCAACAGGTTGGTGGGATGCTGACGCATGGCTCCGATCCAAACTAGACATCTTGGTATTGAATGGAACATTAGCCAATGTGATGGATTGGAAAACTGGCAAGCGCAATGCTGACCAGTTTCAGATGCAGTTGTTCGCGGCTCAGGTGTTCAAACATTTCCCCGAAGTAGATACAGTCAAGACCTCCCTCGTATGGCTCAAGACCATGGAGATGGATACGGAGACTTACTATAGGGGGCAGGTCAATGAGATATGGGCTGACGTAATGAGGCGTATCCAACGTATCTATACGTCCCTTGAACACGACAACTGGCCTATGAAACCGTCAGGGTTATGTCGCTTCTGTCCTGCTCGTCACGATTGTGTGAGTGCTAGGGTTTAACCTGATAAAAAATACTTGACAGGAGCGTAAAGTGTCTTACAATACACCGGAAGGTAAAGTTAAAAGGAAGGTTGTTGAGTTACTGAAGGCAAAGAAGATTTGGTACTTCTTCCCTGCCAACAATGGGATGGGTAAGGCAGGTATCCCCGACATCATTGCCATAGTGGGTGGGATTTTTGTAGGGGTAGAAGTGAAGGCTGACCGTACGAAGAAGCCGACAGAGTTGCAGGTACGGTGCGGTGCTGAGATTAGAGGCGCAGGTGGTGAATGGTTCTTGGTGTGCGATGAAGCCAGTCTGCGTCAGGTAGAACTATACATAGAAAAGAACGGGTGAAGATATGCTAGTGGTTGAAGAAGCCAAAGCACTGGCTCTCAAATTAAACAATCCTGATCGGGTGCTTGAGTGCATCCCGACTGCCAAGCCATTCGAGTACCAAGGCACACCCCTTGTCGTTACTCCGCATAGGCTTGATGAAGTGCGCGTGTTGCGCAACCTCGGTATACAAGCCCCATCACCCATCCTGTATTACTACGACTGGCCCGGCCAGTTCACGCCGTATGACCACCAAAAACAAACTGCTGCGTTCTTGACGCTCCAGCAGCGCGGGCTGGTGCTGAATGAAATTGGTACGGGCAAGACCCAATCATCCCTGTGGGCTGCGGACTACCTTATCAAGACCAAGCAGGTTAAGAAGGTTCTTATTCTTTCGCCGTTGTCCACCCTTGAACGTGTGTGGGCTGACGGTATCTTCATGGGGTTCCCTCACCGCAAGTTCTTGGTGCTACACGGCACAGCGAAGAAGCGTTTGGAAATGTTAAAGCGTGAGGCTGACTTCTACATTATCAATCATGACGGGTTCCCAATCATCAGTGAACATACTCATGGAATGTTTGATCTCATCATCGTTGACGAGGCGGCAGTACTACGCAATCCCTCGACACAGCGGTTCAAGATTTTTCGTAAGTGGATGGAGACAAATCATTCTGCGCGTCTGTGGTTGATGACGGGTACACCAACTCCCAACGACCCCACCGATGCGTGGGCGTTGGCGAAGTTGGTCAACAGTCCATACTGCACAAAGACTTTCACATCGTTCCGTGAACAGGTGATGATGAAGATTGGTCAGTGGAAATTCATACCACGACCTGAGTCTGTAGAGATTGTGAAGAACATCCTACAACCTGCTGTCAGATATACCCGCGATGAGTGTTTCGATTTGCCGGATACCATTGTGCAGACTCGCTCAGTTGAACTTACTGCCGAACAGAAGAAGCATTACACACAGATGCTCCGCCATTTCGTAACGGAGATGTCTGCGGAGGGGACGATTACCGCAGTGAACGAAGCGGTCAAGATTCAGAAACTTGTACAGATTTGTTGCGGCGTTGCTTACGGTGACGACGGGCAGAACATTGAGATTGATGCGACCCCTCGCGTCAACTTGGTGAAGGAGGTAATAGAAGAAGCAGGGGAAAAAGTAATTGTGTTTGTACCGCTGACGGGTACTCTGCATATGTTGGAGAAAGAGTTGAGCAAGCATTGGTCGGTTGGTGTTGTGAATGGCGAGGTGTCCTCGAACAAACGCAATGACATCTTCCATAACTTTCAGAACAACAAACATCCACATGTGTTGATTGCCCACCCCGGCACGATGGCGCACGGACTTACGCTCACCACGGCATCCACAATTATTTGGTACGGCCCGATCAATAGCAATGAAACATATACACAAGCAAATGGTCGGATAGAGCGCATCGGCAAGAAGCATGTATCCAATGTCATACACATTGAAGCAACAGACCTTGAGCATAGGATGTATGAGCGGCTCAAGAACAAACAAAAGTTGCAGGGTCTACTTCTTGATTTGATACAACAAGAAACTGAAAGGTGAAGATATGTCTGTAACAGTAGACGAAGTAGTCTCAGCCTATATCAAACTCCGTGCGAAGAAGGACGCAATGGAAGCCAATACTAAGGCTGAGGTAAAGAAGATTGTCGAGAAGATGGACAAGTTCGAGGGTTGGCTGAAACAACAAGCCGATGCTCAGGGTGTTACATCATTCAAGACAAAGCACGGTACGGCGTTCCTCAAGACCACTGACTATGCCAACGTCGAGAATTGGGATGCTGCGTTCAAGTTTATCCTCGACAACCAAGCATACGACCTGCTAAACAAAGCAGTCAGCAAGGTTGCCGTACGTGGATATATTGAGACGAATAAAGCAGTACCGCCCGGTGTCAACTATGGCACAAAGATAGAGGTAGAAGTTCGTAAACCAACAACCCGCGTGGAGGATTGATATGTTAGGAGGATGGTTCAAAAAGAAATTACAGGCTGCGTTGCGTGAAATGCACGATCAATCGCCTGAGGTGCGTCGCACAACAGCGATGGAGGAAATGTTTGGACGTACTCTACCCACTATAGTTGCGTTCAAAATCAACAATGGTTTTGTAGTGCAAGCACAAGACACGCCTACTATTGCGCAGTATGGAGAACTCCGACAGTCAGGGTTCACCTACTGCAAAGATGCTGAGGCAATCGCGGAACATATCGTATCTTCCGCAGTAAGAGAGAAGATCGGAATACAGCAAGAGATGTTTGGTCAGAGCGTCCCTTCCATGCTTAAACAATCTGTCATATCCGGCGCACAAACTCGCCGTCAACCGTAACGCTCAACTAAAGGAGAAATCTATGAGCAATCTCGTTCCAGTAAATGTGCAAGTTCCCGCCCACCTTGCAGCCCGTATCGGGCAACCATCGGCACTCGCTACATCTATGGCAGGTGGACTCGCCACTGGTGAAGCGTTTCCACGAATCAGCATTAAGGGTTCACGGTTCCGTATTGTCGAAGGTGATGCCGAGACTGTGTTGGACTCGACTACCATTGATGTAGTTGTTGTTGGTGCTAACCCTCGCCTGAGTAAGACTTGGTATGCGAAGGCATGGACACCTGATAGCGAACCTGCTGCACCTGAATGTTTCTCGTTGGATGGTGTGTCACCTGACCCGCAGTCCACTCAACCACAGAATGATCTGTGTGCATCGTGTCCGCAAAATGCTTGGGGTTCGAAAGTCACGCAGCAAGGTCAGCAGATTAAAGCATGTTCTGACAAGAAGCGACTTGCTGTGGTGAGTGCGGATGACCCGACCGGCCCTGTGTACCTGCTTGAGGTAACTCCTGCGGCACTGAAAGGTTTGAACCAGTACCAAAAAGAACTGGCTCATCGCGGCATCGCCCCCGAAATTGTGCGTACCCGTGTATCATTCGATACCGATGCGTCGTTCCCGAAACTCAAGTTCGGTTTCGGTGGCTTTAATGAAGCCGATGCTCAGGAAGCTGTTGACCCGCTATTTGGTTCAGCGCAAGTCAAAGAGATCACTGGCGAAACTACTCGCCAACCTGTAGCAGTACCGCAACTTGCGGCTGCTCCTGCGCCAGTTGCACCGAAACCTGCCGTGAAAGTGGCAGAACCCCAACCCGCTCCTACCCCTGCGGAACCACCCGCTGCTCCCAAGCGCGGTTTCGGTGCAACCAAACAAGCGGCTCCTAAGGCTGCGGCTCCTGCTGCACCTGCTGCGGCTCCTGCTGCTCCTATGGCTGCGGCGGCGTTGGCTGATAGTATTGCCGCCCTTGTCGGGGAGGTAAACTCTGATGACGCCTAAGCAACCACTTGACTTTTCCAAGGTCGAGGCGTTGCGCAAGCATATGCTCCTAACAACAGTTGACATGGCTGCTCTGTTAGGAGTGTCACGGATGACGTACTACGGATGGGTAAGGGGGAAACCCCTGCGCAAATCCAGTGACCAAAAGGTGCGTCAGATGTTAAAGTCACTGCTTGCGATTATGACCGACCATGGCTGGCCTTCTCCTGAAGTTATTGCCATGGAGCAACCGCAACGCAAACAACGCCTTGATGAGATTCTAGAGTCGTACGTATAAGGGTGCGGCGGGGGAGCAATCCCCCGCCAATAGATAGGGGTATCAATGAACACGCTTGATTTTTTGAAGCGGGTTCTTCCGTCAGAGGGGTTATATTGTTCATTCACTGTAGTGGGCAAGTACCCAAAACAGGTTCACCACCAGACGATAGAAGAACTTGCTGCTGAAGTACTGACAGATAGTCAGAAGGGGCACAACACATACTTTGCGATCTCCGCTTTCAATAGCGACGAGAGCAGGGAACAAGCAAACGTCAGAGTCATAAAGACATTTGCGCTCGACATCGACTGCGGTGAGGGTAAACCCTACCCATCGTGGAAAGAAGGGCTGCTTGTTTTATCCGACTACATCCGTGAACTGAATCTCCCCGGCCCGATGATTGTTCGATCAGGCAACGGGCTACATGTTTACTGGACTTTGACTACTGAGATGACGCCACAGGAATGGCGTCCGATTGCTACGGCGTTCAAGGCTTCTGCTGTTGCCAAGTTCAAAGAACTTGCAGAGAAGCGCGGCATCATATCGCCCACACCGAGTAAACCCTATATCGACCCTGCTGTACCTGCTGACCATGCGCGGGTGCTACGTCCTGTTGGAACCGTTAATACCAAAGGTGGCAATACAGTCGCCCTGATTTTCGACGCGCCACCTGTTGACCCACAACACTTTGCGTCGTTCTTCCCTGTTACCTATGGCTCACCCAGTGAGCCACCACCACGACACGCATCTGGCAGCACATTGCTAGATAACCTAGCAGTCAAACAAGATTACCCGCCATCCAATGCTGATGCTGTTCTGAGCAAATGCCAACAGATTAAATGGATGTACGAGAACCGTCACGACAAGACCAAGATAGATGAACCGATATGGTATCGGATGTTAGGTGTTGCAGCGTTCTGCCACGACTCCCATGCAGTTGCTATTAAATGGAGCGAAGGTCATCCTGAGTTCGACCCACAAGCAACCATAGATAAGATGGAGCAGTGGAAGCAGAAATGTACTGGCCCAACATCATGCGAGAAGATTGAAGAAGTACGCCCCGATGGGTGTAAGGGATGTAAGTTCAAAGGAAAAGTTTCCTACCCCACACAACTTGGTATTCAGTATCAGGAAGTGCAGATAGCCCCCGACGCGCTAGACACTGCTGCTTACGAAGTGGAGTTGCCCAAACCATTTAAGAGAACCAACAAAGGCATTAAGGTCAGTATTGATGACGCAGATATTGATGTATGCCCGTTTGATATTTACCCTGTTGGGTACGGCAGAGATGAATCACTTGGCTATGAGGTCGTCCGGTATCACTGGAACCGACAACATATTGGCTGGCAACCGCTGAACCTACGCCAAGCATTTCTCACCGACGGTAGCCGTGAGTTTGCAGGAGCCATTGCAGATCAAGGCATCGTTCTTTTCAACAAGAAACAAACGGAGTACTTCCAATATATGCTGCGCACCTACATGGACAAACTGCGGCAGCAGAGAGCCATGACGAACCTCTATTCCACAATGGGATGGAAGCATGACTACACAGAGTTCGTCATGGGTGACACCATTCTGCGCTGCAATAAAGATGGAACTATCACAGAGGAACAAGTTCTCTTATCCTCTACATCCCAACGCCTAGGGCATGACCTCTACGGTACAAGCGGAAGCCTTGCCGAGTGGCGAGAGTTCACTCGTATCATGCCGAAGGTCAACTTGTTGGGGCAGATGTTTGCGATAGGCGTCAGCCTATCGTCGCCGTTGTATGCCTTCACAGGACTTAAATCCACAACCGTGTCGCTCTACGGGCCGACAGGCTGCGGCAAAACCCTTGCTCAGTTGTGGGGTCAGTCTGTGTGGGGCGTACCTGAGAAGCTGCATTTCGCTGCCAAGTACACACAGAACGCTGTGTTCGCACGGTTTGGTCTGTACTGCAATATGCCGCTGACCATCGACGAAACCACGATGATGGATGTCAAAGATGTTGGTGACTTCCTGTACTGGATTTCCCAAGGTCGAGACAAAGCACGACTGAACCGCAATGCGGAGGAACGTGAGTCTAAAGAGTGGCAAGCCCCTGCCATACTATCCAACAACACATCTATGGGTTCTAAACTTGTGGCATCCGGGATGGAAACCACAGCGCAGATGGTTCGACTGTTGGAAGTTTCGTTACAAGTCCACCCGATATTCAAGTCAGGTAGTACCGCAGGTCGGGACATCTATAACTTCATCTCATCTAACTACGGTCACGCAGGTCGGGAGTTCGTGAAGTACCTGTTGCAGCTTGGGCCTGAAGGTATGAAGGCCATCGTTGATGATGCGTTCAAGACTTTCCCTAAACGCTATCACCACCACTTCACAGGTGAAGAACGCTTTTGGGAACAAGCCATTGTACTGGCTG